CGTTTCGGTCTGAAGGGTACCCAGGTCCCAGGCGTGACTGTGCCCCGCCCAGAAGACCTTAAAAGAGGCAAGGTAGCCTTGTATTTCTTCCGGCACAATATAAGCCTCCTCGTCTTTCAGAATGAGTTCAATGTACTTGTGCGTCAATGTGCCGATCTCGGCCTTTGCATCCAGAATCTCTGGAGAAATAAAGCTCCAGTCGGTAAACGCTCCGATTACACTAGTAACCCTGGTGTAGTCTGATCGGTCTATTTCTGTCATGGTATCTCCTTTAACGTAGGCTATTATAGCCTATGGCCAAATTTAAGGAAAGAGAAATCGAAAAAGCAACAGAAGAATCATTACAAACAGCATAGCTGCAATGGCTTGCAATCGGTTCTCTTCGTATATCCTGGAGTGTTTTTTGAGGATTTTCTTGTGATACATCATAGTCTTTTTTTCCTTTTTGTGCAATCTCAAACGTACGCCCTGATGATTTTTTTTGCACGAAAATTGTGACGTGTGGATACTTGAATTTTGAGGGCGGAGAACATTAACCAATGTTAAAGTTAGGAACCGCCTTCAATCTATCCTAAAAAGGACTTACATGGTTGCTCCGACTTTACAGCCTACGCTATCACTAGAACCACACTTACACCAAGAGTTTACTTTTGCTGAAGATACCAATTCCGGTGGCTGTTGCTGCTTTTGGAGATCCCGATCGGCTAAACCGCAAGAATATTATGTAAACAGCAACCACACGTTCGAGCGCTTTAGACTTACAGAACAGCAAGTCGAGTCTAGAATAAGGGCAAACCAAAGACTCGCTGAAATTTTGCAAAGCAAACTGAAAGATGACCCTATAGGAGATAACGCAAAATTTGAGGAATTAAGGCAAAGAGTCAACCATGACTTTCGCGAAGACCCTATTACTTCCGAAAAATTGGAAAAAATTGTTTCAATCTTGCAAGAGATGCGCAACGCAACACCTTCGCCCACCTCTAGTTCAAATTAAATCTATAGGATATGACAAGACCTCTATTACCAAACCGACGGTTTATCCCAGTCACGGACAAACTGCCCACTCCTTTCTGCTTGTGTGTTCTCGAGAACAGCGCAGGCTGTCGATACCATGGCTGGTGGACGGGGGTAGCGTGGGAAGGCCTCGAGTCACAACGATGGGGAGAGATCGTAAAGTGGAAGAAAGACAAGAACCCATAGAAAAAGTGACGCTTGCGAATGCTAATTCGGGGAAACTGTCACCTACCTAGAAACACAGCAATTACTTTAAAAAAACCATCCAAACAAACACCTGTATGGCTGCCTATAAATAAATTCATTCGAAAAAAAACCTCCTCCACTACCGGTTTATCTAGATTAGTATGCCAAGATTTGATAAACTATTTAACAAAGAAATTACTATAAACCCTAGACAAGAGGAAAAAATGAAAAAAGTAGGATACGCAAGAATCAGCACGGAATACCAAAATCTCGAAATGCAGATAGATGGATTGAAAAAAGAAGGGTGCGAGGAAATTTACACCGACACCGCAACAGGGGTAAAAACTAGCCGGCCAGGGCTAGACCAGGCCCTTGCGAGGCTTGAAACTGGCGACGTATTGGTTGTATGGCGACTGGATAGGCTAGGCCGCACAATGAAACACCTTGTGCAGCTAGTCGAAGACCTCAAGGCCAAGGGCATCGGCTTCAAATCTATCTCCGATGGTTCCTTTGATACGACGACAGCAACAGGCGAATTGATCTTTCACCTTTTTTCTGCCTTGGCGCAATTCGAAGCGTCTCTAACCCGCGAGAGAGTAAACGCCGGAATCGCGATGGCACGAGCCCGCGGAAAAATGGGCGGCCGAAAGCCGATGTCGCCAAAAGACCCTAGAGTACTGACAGCCGGAAAAATGCACGCCGACAAGAGCATCCCCATCGATGAAATCTGCCGGACGCTGCACATAAGTAGGGCCACGCTTTATAACTATGTACACTTGTACAAAAGAAGCCTTGCTAATGCTGCTGCAAGCGGAACGAGCAAGATTATGGAAGATGGTTTAAAAAAAGGAATAGTCAAATGTTAAATGAGCAATCACAGAAAAATAGAAATATACTTATAGAGATCCAGCAATTTTACCCAGGAACAACCAAAAACCAACACTTTTTGGGTACACTACATATTTATCTAGATATAGATGGATTGCGTTTTGACCTGCGAGGGCTGCGCGTTTTTAAAAATGGTACGCGGTATAATGTGCGCATGAATGAGCAATTTGGTGAAGAAAACGGCGAAAGAATCAGATATCCGCTATTGTCTTTTATAGATCAAAAAATAAATGAATTTTTATGGAAGTATTTGAAAAATGAAGCATCAGAATATGTAAAAAAATACTGCGAAGAACATGGAATTAAAAAAAATAAAAAAATTGTAGAGAAAAAAAAAGAACCTATTCGGAATCCAAAAAATCTCATTTTTCAGGATGTAAAACCCAAAAAAACCAAAAATTCGAAAAATGCTGTGACAAAAAGTGCTAAGCAGATTTAGAATGCGTGAGATTTCGCCAATCGGCCCGAGCGAAAAAAAAAGCATCCAGTAATAGCTGGATGCTTAAAGTACTAGGGCTTAACTAACCAAGGATACGAGCCTTGATCACTTGCTGAATAACAATATCGCAATCATACGATATTCCAGAAAATTACGCAAGTGATCATACTGTTTCCTCCTTGGTTTTGCAAGAAAAATCTCAAGGAGACCTATATGGAACTCAAAAATCAGATCGCCGCCCACGCTTTCAACCCCCTATTTGCACAAAAATATGGACTGCCTGAAGCCATTCTAATCGCTCATTTTCAATTTTGGATACAAAGCAACATAAATCAAGGCATAAATTTCCATGAGGGTCGAACATGGACTTTTCAAACACGCGAAGAAATAGCTTCCCATTACATTTATTTTACAGCTGACCAGGTGAGGAGGCTTACCGACAGCCTAGTTGAGCAAGGTGTCTTGATAAAAGGAAATTTTAACGACCTCGCCCTAGACAAAACCATCTGGTATGCCTTCAAAAATCAAGAAATGTTTACGATTGGCAAATCTGCCAGCTCGACTGGCAAATCTGCCAGACCTATACCACATACTAAACTTAATATATCTTCTTCTCTCTCTCCCAAACCCTCTCTCTCTAAAAATGAGGAAGAGAGAGACGAGGTAAAACCAAAAGAAAAAAAATCCCCCCTAAAGAAAGACATGAACGTCGAAAAGGAGGCGCTGTACGAAAAAATAGTCAAAGATCCTAATCTTCCCTGGATCGACCCCTTGGAGTTAAAATTAATGCTACGCAATAATGAGGCCGAAATTATCGCTAGAGCTCTTAAAAAAACAATGTATAGTAATAAAAATCTCATGAGAAATGAACCATCAAAAATCGAATGTCCCATGGCGTTATTTAAGTCTAACATCAACAAGATCAAGCAGATAGATAAAGAAGAGAAAAAAGATTGATCTTAAATGACCAGTTGTGTTGTGGTGGTTGTTTCAAAACCAGAAAAGGTAGATTAATTGACATGCAAGACAAAGAAGAAAAGCAACAGTTGATAGAGTCCTACATTCTAGGCGCCGCGATGAACGGTACCTATGCCCTGCGCGTGATGCTTGATAGCTTGGAGCCTAATGAGTTTTTTTTCCACGAGCATCGCCACATTTTCATGGCTATGCGTACCCTTTACGACTCTTACAAAGGCGATAAGTTGGAAGGCGTTTGTGAGGCCATTGGAAAATATCTAAAAGTCAGCGGTATTGATATACCAATGCCAGAGATTTTTGCTATTTATGATAATGGATCATCAGCCGATGTAAATTATTATTTAGATAGACTAAAGAGCAATGGATTTCGTTCAAAAGCCTATGAGATGCTTGTATCTACAGCGAAGCAATTGGATGTAGTCGACGAGCCTCATTTGCTCATTCAGGACATGAAAACAAATTTGGATAAAATCGACGTGAAGAGCGGAAAGGATTTTGTTTCGCTAAAGGAGATTTGCGAAAACTACAATAAAGGAAAGTCCTTTATGGAGGTTTTCGACGAAGATATGGAGCTGGTAGCATCGGGAGTAGACGTCTTTGATGGCTTCCGTACAGGGTATAGGAAACTTGATGAGCTCATAGGTGGGTTTCAAAATGGGACAACCAACATTATAGGGGCAAGATCATCATCAGGAAAAACCACATTCTTAATTAATCTTATTATGAATCTAACAGCTAGATATCCCGATAAAATAAAGGTGGGGTTTTTCTCTCTAGAGATGAGTAAAACAATGATTTGGGATAAACTTATTAGTACGGTAGCTAATGTACCCTATGACATTGTTAAAGGAAGGAAACCTAGTCAGGAGCAATACCAAGAAATTTATAGAGTATGCAGGGACATACAAGAATGGCCTATTTACCTACATAACCATGCAAGAGTAACCGCTTCATCTATGGAACGATCAATTAAGAGAGCGATAATGGATCAAGGACTTAACTTCATTATGACAGATTATCTAACATTGGTAAGAGCGGATAAAAATCTACAAAACAAACACATGGAGATTGATCAAATTTCCAAGATGCTTCAAACCTTGGCAAAGGAGCTAAATATCCCATTTGTCACGCTAGCTCAGCTAAATCGAAGTGCTGCAGCGAGAACGGACAAGCGACCAGTCACAACAGATTTAAGGGAATCAGGATCTATCGAGGAAGATGCCGATACCATTTTGTTAATGCATAGACCCGCACAGTATGCCGATAATTTGCCGGATCATACAGAAATCATAGTGGCTAAAAATAGGATGCAAGGTTATTTAGGAAAATGCATTTATAGATATGATAAGGGACGTTTAATAGAATTTCCAGACATAGAAAAAATGAGGCCAGACGAAGTCATAGCCGTGAAAAAAGAAGAAACAAAAGAATGGCAACCTAGAGGATATTAAAAATGGAAGATACGCATCTAACGATAAGAATGCCGCCCGAACTTAGGGCGATGTTAAATGAAAAAATGGAGGAGGTAAAGCCATATTACAGCCAAAACGCTTTCATCTTAACGTCGATCAAGGAAAAAATTGAAAGAAGAGATGTCAATTCAGAGATCAACGATAATAAAACGCTCTGGACAGCTGAGCTCTTGGTGGATTATCAAAAAAAGGAATATGCCAGACATATTGGAACTCTCCAGGAGGCAATCAAAGGAAATTGGGATGCAATATTTGAAGGGAGAGAATTTCCTCAATATTTTATTCTTGGCGTATTTTATAGCCATGATGAAGCATCAAAAAGGATTGATTTATTCACCGAGATCCTTGACAAGAAATTTTCGAAGGTTAAAAACCCCTTGTGAAAAAACCGCCGATAGGCTATCATAGCCGTAAAAAGGATGGGGACATTTCGTTCCCACCCCAAGGAAAAAGGTAATATGACAGACAAACACGAAGAATTATTGGCAAAATGCCCACCTCATCTAGGAGATGAAGAAAACCCCGACAATATCTTCATAAAATACCACCACGCACTAGTCGACAGGATCACAGAGGAGTACGTCGAAAATTTTCCTTCTACCTGCTCACTTGACGAGATCCTCGAGCACCAGCTTCGTTTCGCGTGCATAGCGAAGAGAGCTGGACTGTGCACAAGGGACAACTTTATCTCGCACGTCCTCAGCATCAGCAGCCGAGCGCCCGAAGAAGATGAGGAAAGCCACCTCTTGCAAGTCGAGGCGACCTTAAAAGAACATTTTTGTCAGTTTCACGGCTGCCCTACGGACTGCGTGTCAGACGAGGAGACGACAAAGTACTTAAATTGTGAAACCCTACTCTAACCATGCAAAGAGACCTTGAGTTTAGGATACGTATACCAGGCCCACTCCTAAAGCGGCTCAATGCCTTTATCGCCAAGGATACCCAAGGCCTCAGCAAAAATACCCTCATGCTCATGTTGATAAACAAGTTTTTGAAAAAGGAAGAAAAAAAATGCACCACCCCATCAACGAAGAAGACAGAATCATTGGAGAAGTCAACCTTGCAAAAGTCTTCGGGCTGCTTGTAATCCTTGCATCCGCCGGAATCGTGTGCTATATCTGGAAGTTGGTATTATTTACTTGAGGACGATATGGAAGACAAAAGATGTGATAAGTGCGACTTGTACATGAGTATCGATGCTATGTTCTATGCAGGAATGTGTGGAGCTAAATTTTTCCTGGTTTGCGGCCTTGGAATCTTGGTGTGGAGGATTGCTTGTAGCTAATGCAAGAAAAATTTGAAATGTTCGACAACATCATTTTTATCATCATGGGAATTCTCGTGATAATCATTGGCTTGCTTGCAACGGGAGTGATAGGACATCATCACGAAGGCCGTTTAAAGGCCCCAGAAGCAAAGATCGATGAGTGGGAGCTACCACTCCACCACGAATAACGAAATAACCCCACAACGAAGGAAAAAGAGAACAAAATGAAAATTGAATGCGTAGCCTTCAAAACCTTTGAAAAAGGCTGCCTCTTGGGCTTCTGTGACCTCACCGACGCCGACAGCGACTCCGGTATGACATACACCGGATGCACCTACAACCGGAAGGACGGGAAGACGTGGGTCAACCTCCCACAGCGTGAGTACATGGCCGAAGGTGTAAAAAAATATGCCTCCATCATCCCCATACCCGACAAAGAAAAATACGTCCGCTTCCAAATCCAGGCGAGGGAAGCTATCGAACGCTTCCAAAACAATGCGCCTCCGCCCGCCGTCTCGAACGAAGCCGCCAGAGGAACCGCAAAGCCCCAAAACTACGAGCAAGAGCCACTACCATTTTGAAATACCTACCCCTCCTACTACTCCTCACCGCCTGCTCCCCAGGCCCAGACCCAGAAGTCTCTCTCCTCTACGCCGACCCCTCCCTCGTCATCATCGAAGCCTACGGTGATACCTACAAAATTCCCATGAAAAAACCACCGGAAAAACCTAAACCATTATACTTAAAGAGAAACGCATGATTAACCTCTGCTTCACCGCCCCAGTCAAGATTCAGAGCGAAAGTAACCTCCGCGAACACTGGCTCAAAGCAGCAAAGCGCCGTACCATGCAACGCGACATCATAAAAATATTTTGGCGCAAGCACTGCCCTTCAACCATACCACTACCCGTCACCATCACCCTGACCCGTATCGCTCCTAGATCCCTCGACGCACACGATAATCTACCTATCGCCATGAAAAAAGTGATAGACACCATCGCCGACATCCTAATACCAGGTCTCGCCAAAGGTCGCGCCGACTCCGACCCAAGAATATCATGGATAATAAAACAAAAAAAGGGCGCACCAAAAGAGTACGCCCTAGAAATACACCTAACTACTACTGAGAGTTTACCTGCTCATCAAGCTGATCCCAGTACTTAGCCCAGTCATCGCAAAATCCCTCGCGTACCCTCTCGCATTCCTTCCGGCTGTCGTGGTACTCCTTCACTCTCTCCCGTAAATTTATTGGCAAATCCTTAGGATCATACCCCCACTCTGTGACAAAGTGCATGGTAGCCGCCATCAGCCGGAAATCATTACAGTCATCCACGTAATAAAAAAGATCTTTCAGGTACTCGAGCTGGAGCCCCAAAATCCTTTTTTTCGTCTCACGCTTGTTCACACTATCCGTAAAATCGTTTAAAATGATATCTTTTGAGTTGTACACTTGTAGTTTCCTTCCTCTAGTTTGGCGTCCCTTCCACGGGGCGCCTTTTTGTTAATATTTTGTTACACGCCAATGCCCATCGCCCACCTTGCTGTGTCTAGCTATCACAAAACCCGGCACTTCAAGGGACTCAACAATTGCTTTATAGTCCACACGATCAGAGCCTGGCACAAAAGATACTTTTATCCCATGCTCCATACGCTCCCCGCCGGCGTACGCTAGTAGCTCCTCCCTGACTGTCTCCTTCTCCGCCGCTAGCTCCTTCTCCTGCTGCAAAATAAGAGCCATACGCTCGCACAGCTCCTTATAATAATCACAACTAAATACGTCTGCTTCTACAATATTTCCCATTACTTTTCTCCTTTTTTGTCTAGCTTTAGGTCCAGCCTCGCCCGTCTCCAAGCGATAGCCAAACCGCATTTTTCCCTACAACAGCCTCACAATATAGACTGTTTTAATATGCGTCCAATATATCATAACACAACACACCTGTCAAGATAAATCACTTCCCCTTTCTAAATAAATTTTCTTTCCTTTTTCATCCGTCCCAACGCAAATCTCAAAGTCATCCAGCAAGTCTAGCAGCTGTTTTTCTGTAAAACTCATCTGCTTAGCAAACAATAGTAAATGTTTTGCCGCTGAGTTTACCGGATAATACCGCACATTCCCCGCAAATTTCACTAAAACAACTTCCAATTCCATATGCCCCCTATTTGTTCAAAATATATTTACAATCTAAATACCCGCATAACTCGTCCATCGCCATCTTTATGTCCTCCATCTTGTCAGCATTTATCGCCTCTTGTAGCGCTTGCATCCAGTAGGCGATCTCGTCATACTCCACAGCGTCTGTAGCCATCACATCCTCCCTCGCAATATAATTTTCCTCCTGTCGCTCTAAGTACTCGTCAAAACCAAAATTATATCTCATTTTCTTGCTCCTTTTCTCCTTTCGTTTGTCTATTCTAACTTCTAACTTTGCTTGTCATACCTCGATGGCTCAACCTGCCTTTTTACTACGATAAGGGCTCCAGGGATCCAGTCCTAATATGCGTCTAATATACCACAACACACGTGCCGTGTCAACAAAAATAATCGCCCAACGAAAAAAATATTCCCTTGTCATAATTTCGCACAATATCCTATATATAAATTATGAACTTGATAGAGCTAACGGTTACATTAACGGGCGAAACTCCAAACGGCGATGGTAGCACCTACAAACAAAAATTTCTCATCTACGACCCCATCACACTAAACAACGACGACCCTATCATCAAAAAATGCCTCCAGGATGCAACGGCAGCAGCAAAAATAACAGTAGATACTATAACAATCAAAACCACAATGAAGGTCCAATGATGGTTAGACCCAGAATGGATTACCCTACTGAACTAGAGGTCCCGGCGCTCGGGGAAGACCTGGTGAAATGGGCAACCGAACCGACTGATCCAACCGAACCGCCTCGCACCGCATGGAGTTTCTGGTATGCCCTTGTTCACGGCATGCAGGAAAAGCATTGGAAAGCACTCAAAAAGTATGAAGAGTTTAGACCGTATTACGAAATTGCTCGTGCTGCTTTAGCGCAAAAGACTCATTCTAATGTGCTTGAAAAAGGGATGGCTCATCGTTATGTTGGACTTTATGAACGTGATTTATATCACTTCGAGGACGAAAAAGCCGACAAGGACGCAATAAGAAAAGAAAACGTTGCTCCAAAAGAAAACAATTTCACGTTTAAGGTCAACTACAACAATGCCGGAAATACTGTCGAAGTTCTTCCCGAGAGCGTACCAGCTTCCAATTCTTAACTCACTCAATAAAGGGTCAAAGCGCGCTATTTGGTGCTGTCATCGGCGGGCAGGCAAGGACATTACTATCTTCAACTGGTGCATCGAGCAGCTAGTGCGCGATCGAAACACAACGTGTTTCTACGTCATGCCTACTTATTCGCAGGCCAAAAAGGTCATATGGGACTCTAGCACTAACGATGGCTTTCGGATCATAGACTATTTTCCGGCGGAGTTTGTCGCCCAAAAGAATCAGCAAGAGATGAAGATTCGGCTGAAGAACGGGTCACTCTTTCAACTTATCGGTTCGGACAACATTGATAGCCTAATGGGGACTAACCCCAAAATCGTAGTATTCTCGGAATATGCACTACAGACAACGGACGCATGGGATTTTATCCGGCCCATCCTAAAAGTTAATGGCGGGACGGCCATTTTCATTAGTACGCCCCGGGGCCGAAACCATTTTTTCGACCTCTTCCAGATGGGCCAAAACCAGCCAGACTGGTTCGTGGAGAAGCTCACTTACAAGGACACAGGCATCTTGACAGATGAAGATATCAAGAAAGAGATCGCGGAGGGGATGAGTGAGGAGCTGGCACAGCAGGAATATAGTTGTAGCTTTGACCGAGGTATTGATGGGGCGTTCTACGCGAAACTGGTAACAAAAATGTACGATGAGGAGCGCATAACAAAGATACCTTACGATCCGTACAAACAAGTGCACACTGCCTGGGACTTAGGTTGGGACGATTGCACTTCAATTATCTTCTTTCAGCTCGACGGCGAGCGTATAAAGATCATAGATTGTGAAGAGCATAGCAACAAGACTCTGCATTGGTATAAGCAGTTACTCACAGATAAAGGCTACCGCTACGGCTCACACTTGTTTCCTCATGACGTAGAGCATGTAGACGGGCTATCTACAGGATTGACCCGTAAGGAGATTCTTGAGGACCTAAAAATACCTGTGACTGTCGTTAAAAAGAGCTTCATAGTGGACGGAATTGAAGCGGTGAAGGTCCTATTGTCTTCCCGGGTGCTTATCAATAGCGATAAATGCGCAGTGCTGACCAAGTCGTTGGAGAACTATCATCGTGAGTGGGACGACAAGCGCAAAGTATACGGAAATAAGCCGTTACATAACTGGTCCTCTCATATGTGCGATGCCATGCGCTACCTCGCGGAAGGGCTGCGCGGCATACACTTGGCTAATGCTACGCCCGACGATGAAATTTCGGTGTTAAATAAATATATGGGTTATTGATATTGAGTATTAAATTTTGAAATGATAGGTTTAAGTTTTACAAAGGTGTGGTATGCCGAAGAATAACGATCCTACATTTTGGCCGGGTACTGACGTTGACACGTCTATCAAGCAGATGATGCAAGCTAACTACAACGATTCGATTACTCACTTGCAAACTCAGTGGTGGGAGGCGGATTACGATCAAAGGACGTACCTGGGCGATCCTGAACTATGGAATGTGCTATTTCCAAATCAGTTTAACACGCGAAAGAAAATGTTCAACTTCAACCTCACACATGCTAGCATAATGATGGTGACGGGACACCAGAGGCGTAACCGCAAGTGTACGATTGCCGTCCCTGTCACAAGTCCAGTACAAAAGACAGCGGACCAGCTGACCAAGTGCCTTTATCACGTGCATAAAGCGGGAGGCTATGAGGTCTACAGCGATGCGTTCGAGCAAGGCGCATTAGTCCAGGGTTTCGGGCTTGTAGGCATTTACCCGGACTTCGCTGCTGATCCTGTTTCCCCCGATATCAAGTTGCGTTACATCGACTTTAAGTCTGTGATGATCGACCCCTACTTTCGCAACAAAGACCTCTCAGACTGCCGCTACATCTGGACACGGCAATATTTCAGTAAGACCGAAGCTAAGTTGCTTTACAAAGACCAGGCCGACGAGATTGAGAATACACCGTACGGTGGCACGCTGAAAGACGAGAAGTTTTATTACATGCCGGAGAACTTCGGTCTCAATCAAAAAGACCTGCTTGCTTTCGATGAATATTGGTACCTGAGCACGCGTGAGGCCACATATGCGGTCGATATGCAGACGCAAGAGACAAAGGAACTAATCGGCGATGAGGAAGATATTCGCGTGGTAATGATGGCGCTTAAAGACAAGCTTAAGATCGTCAAGATGCCAAAGCGGACTGTGCGCCGCGCGGTGCTTATCAATGGCCGTGTGCTTGTCGACGAGGAAAGCCCTTGGGGCCTCGACAGATATCCTTTCGTGGGATTTTATGGTAACTTCAACCCTGACACGATCTATTTCAACTACAAGTTCAAGGGCATTGTCCGCGACATGCGTGATGCGCAGTACTTGTACAACGTGCGCAAGCTCACCGACCTTGATATCCTATCGAGCCAGCAGCAGGGGCTGAAGGTAAAGAAGGGGGCGCTTTTAACCCCAGATGATAGTATGAACCGTGGTAATGGCCGGGTCCTTGTCATCAACGACAAAAATCAGATGGACGACGTGCAGCCGATGCAGATTGTTCCGCCGTCACCTGTCATGCTGCAGATGGAAGACATGCTAAAGCAGGCGATGCGTGAAATCTCCGGCATCAATGAGGAGCTTCTTGGCGCTGCTATGGACGACAAAGCGGGCGTTCTCTCGATGCTTCGCCAGGGTGCAGGGCTTACGACTTTGCAGAAGTATTTCGATCAGATGGAAGAATCGCAAAAGCGTTGTGGTGAGATCATCATAGAGCTTATACAGACGCAATGGACATATGGAAAGATTCGTAGCGTGATAGGCGAGGAGCCGACTCCTGAGTTCGACAATAAGGCATTTTTCTCCTACGGAGCAAAGGTAATACAGGGCGTATTAACAGAGACACAGCAGCAGCTTGAGCTATCGCAGCTCTTCGAGCTACAGACCCGATTCGGTGAGGTATTCCCGCCGGATGAAATAATCGAGGCGATGACGATCCAGAACAAGGACCGAATCATCGAGAAGATCCAGAAAGCTCAGCAAGAACAAGCACAACAAGCACAGGCAATGCAGCAAATGCAGATGCAGCAAATGCAGGTCGACAGCGAGACGAAGATAGCTTATGCCCATAGTCAGCACAGCCTGGCCGAAGAGCGTTCTGCCAAAATACATACCGACATAGCAATAGCCGAAGACAAGTTAAAACGCGCTCACACCGAAGACACAGCGGCGTTGCTCAATGCGATAAAGGCAATCAAGGAACTTCAAGGGATGGATTTAGACCATCTCGCGCAGCAGTTCGCACTATTGCAAACTCTACAACCGGAAGTTATGCAAACACCTACGGTAGTAGGACAAAATACAAACAACCTATAGGTAACAAGATGGAAAAAGCACCAAAAACCGGCGATATGTCGGTAAAAGTGAAAGACTACCAGCCTGGGGAAGCCCAGTTTGCTGGAAAGATGGCTGGAAAGGCTAATGAGTACATGGCACGCAAGGACAAGCAAATGAATTCCGAAGCGTCCAAAATCAAAAGCAAAGCATACAAGGGTCGATATGAGTAGATCACTCTACGGCGATCGCGACACAGTAGGGACGATGGCCGTTGAGGCTATGATGTCGACAGACATTCCAGTGGCGGGGGACTTGGGCCACGAGCTCATGCCCTCGCTTGTTGATGATCTCAACAACACAATAGCAAGCAATCCTTATGATGGCCGCCCTTTTTATATAACAATCCACGAGAAGAAGGATGCGCAGCTTACAAATACGTTGCTTCGTCGGATGATTACAAGTGAGCGCAGGCCGTACCCTGAGCCAAATACTGAAGTATTTTGGACGGACCCAAAGAGCAATGAAACATTGTTCTGCTGGTCGCTTCCGCATCAGTCTGTGTTTAACAACTACATCTTCAATCCAGACTACTACGTTGCGGAGCAGATCGAGGACATAAAAGCATACCTTGCTGAGGATCTTCCTTACTTTGGCTTTCGGCAGGTAGGCACCAACCTAGACAAGACGCCTATCATCATCGCGATACCAGGGTTCAAGGACCGGAAGATGGGGAAAGAGAAAACTGTTATAAAGTTTAAGTTATGAGCTACTACCCGACGAGTATTGAAATCAGTGACATCACAAACGCGGTGCAACCCACCGTTACATTTGTAGACGATCATGATTTTACTATCGGTGAGATAGTTTCCTTTCGTGTTACTAAAGACTTTGGTATGAGGGAGATAAACAATCGGAGGGCGAAGGTTCTAAGTATTAGTAGCAATACAATTACAATTGACATCGACACGACAACGTGGACACCATTTACTGTAGCATTGTTAGATACAGCGGGCACGACGCCGCCTACCTGTATACCCTCCGCATCTGGAGCAATCCCAAATGCCGATATCCCAGGGACAAATATTCAAGATGCGTTTGATAAACGAAGCACGTAAAGTTTTAATGGACTATATTGTCATTATAACTTAAATTCTAAATTATAGATGTTACGCGGGTTCATCACCGCACAGTGTAAGCAGGTTCACAGCTGCAAAGGAAGATTTATGACCGAAGAGATCGAAAATAGCGCAGAACAGGAGGCCGCACCTCTCGAGACAGAAGTCAACGAATCGATTGAGGCTACACAGGAAGCACCAGCAGAGGAGGCCGTAAAGAAGGCCGACGATGCACAGGAGCGCAACTGGGCAGCTATGCGACAGCGTCAGAAAGAGATGGAGTGGCAACTCAAGCAAAAGGATGAGATGCTCGCAAACTTCCTGCAAATGCAGAAAGGGCAAGCACCTCAGCCGGCACGTGGACCTGAAGAAGCTGAAATACCCGACGACGATTACCCGTCAGCAGGGGGGGTTAAGGGGATAGCGCGGAAAGCGGTCCAACCCCTAGAACAGAAGATACAGGCGTTAGAGGCTAAAATTGCTCAGCAAGAGCAGCAGAAGCTTGTGCAATCGCTAAGGGTTCAGTATCCAGATTTTGATGATGTCGTAAATGTTGAGACGTTAGAAATATTGGAAAAAAAGGAACCCGAGCTTGCGCAAACGATTGCAGAGCTGAAGGACCATTACAAAATGGGGATTCAGTCCTACAAGTACATCAAGGCGCTGGGGCTACATACGTCGCTTCCTGAATCCCGTCGGGTAAAGGAAGTCGAAAAGAAGTTGGAGAAGAACGCAAAAAGCGTAGCGTCTCCGATGGCTTACGACAAGCGACCGATGGCCCAGGCGTTTAAATCTACGGCAGCCGACAAAAAGCGGTTGTACGAGGAAATGATGTCATACGCGAGTCAAGCCACGGGTCTATAACCCCGAGGTAACATGTCTGTTAACCTGAACAACATGCCTCCACAGATTCAGCAGAATTATACGCAGAAGCTTCTTTCCACTCCGGAAAAAAACTGCATTCATAATCTGTTTGCGTCTGTTGTTGAGGTAAATGACAACGATGGATTTATCAATCGTCAGTCACGCTATGACCGCTTAGACACTTTCGAAGTGCCTCTAGACAACGCACAAATGAATCCTCCATCACAGCTTTTGAGCCGTGTAGACGTGGATTGCAGAGTGCGAAACTACGCTACTTATTTAGTACTAACTAAACAAGTAACTATGACCAATCAAGACCCTATATTAAATGCCGCTGCAGCAAGACTTGGGCAGGCTTATAAAGAAACTAGTGATGTTCTGCAAAGAGACAACCTAGAATCCTCAGCTTCTCTAGTCAACTGCGTAGGGGGTTCCAATGGAGACCTTCCTACAGAAATGGCGCTTAGCGACCTAGACGATGTGGTTGCTACCCTTCAAACTAATGACGGGGATTACATCACCAATATGATTGATGCTTCAGACAAGATCGGGACATCACCTTTGGGCGATGCATACGCGATGATGGTTCATTCGCGCATGATTCCTGTGCTGAATGCTATCACAGGCTTCCGACGTAAGTTTGAGTATGGGACAGGAGCTATCAATACGCTATCGTCCGAGTGGGGCGGGGTGAACAACATTCGTGTGTTCCAGTCTTCGCAAGGGTCGATTACTCCTACTGCTTCTCTACTTGGCAATGACGTTGCTAACTGCTTTGTCACTGCCCAAGAAGGGTACAAAGTTGTATTCCAGCGCGGTGGAAGGGCGAAGTATATTTATACTCCCCCGGGTTTCTTTAATGACCCGTGCCATTTGCGTCATTCTGCTGCATGCTCGTTCTATCAAGGGCAATGCGTTAAGTGGTTTAAAACCAACGACTTACAGACGTTAGCGCATTTAAAACCGACTCTAATTGACTTGGAAACCTACAACTATGCAGAGGCTGCGTAGTCATGGCAACAAGGGCGAAGAAATGATTGAAGTAAACCAAGCAACCATATATCATTATATATATCCAAATAGAGGATATTATATGAAAAAAGTATGTACAGGCTGCAAGGTTGAAAAGTTTTTTGATGAATTTGGTAAAGATAAGAAAGCTTTTGATGGACTAAATCAAAAGTGTAAAGATTGTTGTAAGGCACGCGCAAAAATATCGGTAAGATCAGAATCTGCCTTAAAAAAGTCTAGAATTTATAGACTACAATGGCAAAAAGAACGAAGACCGATGCTAAACGAAAGGTGTAAACAATACTATTTAAATAATATTGAAAAGCGAAGAGAATATCTTAAGATAAAGCAGAAGGAATATTTGCAGACACAAAAAGGGAAGCTGGCTCATAAAAATAATTCAAAGGAATTTAGGGAAAAGAATCCTGAAAAAATTGAAGCACAGCAATCGACAAGAAGAGCAATAAAAAAAGGTTTATTGATTAGGCCTAAAATTTGCTCGAAATGCCAAAAGAACTGCAAACCTCATGCGCATCACGAAGATTATTCAAAACACTTAGATATTATTTGGCTTTGCAATGATTGCCATTATAACCATCATCATGGAAATAAGTTTCGCGCTGAACGACTAAACGAGACGGCTTCCGAAAAGGAAGATGTGATAGTCTAAACACAAGAGGAAACCTTGTGAGGGGAGATCGAAGAATCGCCCCCGCCAATCTGATAAGTTTATCAAATTGGTCAGTAGCCGAGAGGTGAAAGTAATAGAAATGTAACAACGACCTCTGGGTGCAGAAACTCAGATCAACCGGAATATAAGGAGGTATTATATGTTGCCATATCAAGTTATTGACGGCGGTTCTTTTACCTCCACTGCTGCGCTGATGAAGCAGGTTGTTCTTAGTGATCAGCCTGACATGTTTGTGCTGGAAAACAGGACAGCTTGGGGCGATGATGCCGCAGAGACTTCCGTGCGGTCATGGTGGAAGAAGGGAATGGCAAGTGATGCATTTGCTTCTATGGACCAAGACAATGCGACGGGAGCTTTGACATCAGAAGCTGGGACAAGTGGGGGCTTTATCTTTATTGATACTGCTAATCCTCCTACTTTTGCAGCACTTGCTACAACAGCAATCACCGGGAGCGCGGGCACATTCGTTTGTACCATGGCGAGCACGGGATCTATTGCGGTGGGTGATTATGTTAGACTGTACGCAACAACTGGGGAGCTCCAGATCGCTGGATATTCTTTCCAAGTTACTGCTGTAACTGCTAACGTGAGCATCACGCTAGGTTACATGGCTTCGAGTGGTATAACCTTCGCTGCTGATGCAACCGCTGGGCAAGTCAAGAAGTACATACCAAGTTTGATGTACCCAAGACAGGCCTTCATTGCAAATATCACCCAGGCAGCGCAAGGCGTTGTTTATTTCACAGCAAAGAATGATTTCACACCTGGTGAAATTGTTTCTTTCCGCGTCACTAGTGACTACGGAATGCTTGAGATGGACAAGAAGCAAGCCCGCGTCCTTAGCGTGACCAACAGCTCCACGGTTTCTTCTATCACTCTTGATCTGGATACCACTGGTTACACGACCTTTGCATTCCCGACAAGTGCAGTAGCAGCCGCTGGTGTAAGCCCTGCGATGGCGGTGCCGTCGTCTTCGGGCGTTGTTCCGTTGAGTGGCAGTGCTTCGGTGCCTGCTATCCCAGAGGGGAACAATTTAAGTGATGCGTTTGACTCACGCAACAGGTACGTGATGCAATTGGGTACTAGTGTAGTGACTAGTTCCTCAGCTGTTTACGACTGGTACGCGATTAAGTACGATAGACACGTTCAGGAATAGCGTTGATTTAAACGCATACCTGATATATGATAACCCCTCCTTAAACAAGAGGGGTTATCATGAATACTTGTTCAAAGTGTGGAGTAGAGAAGAATCTAGATGGTTTTCTGGTCCGTAAGGACAGAAAATGTGGGATTCACAGAATATGCAAGGAATGCACGAATGAAAACAGAAGATCATACTATAATGCAAATATCACAAGGGTAAGGGATAGACAAAAGAAATACTACAAGGCAAATAGAAAAAAATATATACGGTCGGCAAAAGAGTGGTTTGACAAACGAGATCCGGAACAAAAAGAAGAAAGAAAAAAATATTTAAAAGCGTGGTATAAGAAAAATCGGGAAGCGCAAATAGAGAAAAGAAAAGAGCAGAAAGAAAGAATAAATTTATGGCAAAAGGAATACAACAAAAAACGCGATCAGAAAAAAGCTGATGCATACAAAATATATGTTGCGGCGGTAAGGAGGGGAGATTTGATTAGACCTAAGGCATGCAGTATTTGCGGTTCAGAAAAATATCCAATACAAGGACATCATATGGACTATTCTAATCCGCTTGAAGTAGTATGGGTTTGCACATTTTGCCACAGTGCGTTACACAAATCTTTAAAAGAAAGGAAAGAATAACATGCGAGTAATAGAGTTAAACAAGAAGGTCACGAACAAGAAGCCTAAGACTGAGGTCGAGGCTATGATCAAGACGATGAAGAAGGAAGACGAGAAACTTGTTAAGGGAACTTTTGAATTTGTTGAAGCCGAGGGTGGTTTTTTTGAGTTTAGCTATAGGGTCTATCCCGGCGACACGATACAGACCTATCAGTTGGTACACGGGGAGGTTTGCGAAATACCCATGGGCCTGGTAAAACACTTGAATGGGACTAGGAAAAAGATTAGGAGATACATGGACGTAGAGCAGCCGGCAACAGGGGCTGTAAAAACACCGAGAACCTTTGAAACGGCCTCTAGGGTGCGTTTCATACCACAGGATTACATCTAATGACCGTAGGATTACTAGGAGACATCATTGAGAGGATAAGAATCGTATCGGCAACGGGGCGTAGCAGCCAGTTGACGGATGAGAAGATCATCAAGTACATAAACGCGTACTACATCAATGATTTTCCTAGCGATCTGAGGATTCTCAAGTTAAAGGATATTTACACGTTCAACACGATCCAAGGTGTGGACGTGTACCCTTTTGACTTTGACAACTGGATGGGGGTGAGCGCACCGGCGTTCATCGCCAAGATCCAAGTACCATTGTTTCAGGATTGGAATTCTTTCTATGGACGCAATTTTAACGCCTCTACGAGCGAGATCTTTGACTATGGTGATGGTACGGTAGGCCCATACTCAGGATCGACTGTAGGGTCTCCGATGCGGCGCAGCGTGTATAATAACCCGATGGTGGTAACGCAGACAGCACCTACTGGTGTCTCGCCTGCTGGCTATCCACCGAATTTTGGCAATCCGAACATCACGAGGATTCAGAACATTTTGATATCGGCTAATACGGCGTCGAGCACGCTGCATGTGACGGATGATGGAGCGGGAAATCTGATAGGGAATTGCACTAGTGGGACTATAGACTATTTGACGGGAGTTATTACGAACCTTTCGTTTTCTGTCTCTGTACCTACGGATAATGAGATCCGCGTACAGTACATAAAGACCACATTCGGCAAGCCGACGGCGATCTTGTTTCAACACAATCAATTTGTCCTTTCAGCGGTACCAGATCAAGCGTACGCAGTGGAGATGGAGGCCTTTAGGCAGCCGTCCAAGGCGCTATTGGGAACGACAAGCACAACGGCCTTTAACGAGAGCGGAAGGCCGGAGGAATTTAGCTGGTGGGAGCTTATTGTCTATGGAGTATCCAAGAAGCTTTACCAGGAGCGGTTGGATATGGAAGGGGTGCAGATGATGCAGGTGTTCATCGAAGAGCAACTAAGCAACATCAGAAGTAAAACATATGGACAACTGGGATCAAGGCAGATTCCTACGATGTACCGTGACGCTTTAAACCAATTAAATTTCGAGGGATAATATGACATACGACCCAAGACCAGCTGCAAGCAATGACACTCTTGTATCGAGTAGGGATGCGATAAGAACTAATTTTAATCTTCTTCGAACGAATATCGAAGCCAATCACTTGTCGGTGAATGGTCTGGGCAAGCACAAGTTTATGCAAATGCCTGACCAGGGGTCGGATCCTGCAACTGCTGCAAATGAGGGAGCGTTATTCGTAAAACTTGGTACGGGTCCGGCCGAATCAAATCTATGGTACCGTTCCGATGATAGCGCGGGAACGGGTGGGCAGCTATACCAGCTTACACGTGTCGACGAAGCGGAGTATGCAAAATTTGGTACCAATACAATTTATCAGGCAGCAGCGGCAGGTGTACCAGAGCTTAAAGGCGGTTGGACGTTTTTGCCAGGTGGTGTAATTTACAATTACGGGACAATTGTAATTGCATTTCCAGGAAATCTAGCGGCGAGCAGAACGGTAATATTCCCAAAAGCTTATGCATCTGCTGCAGATGTATATGTTGTTATGAATAATGCCTCCAGTAACCCGAGTTCGATAACAGCCACTAATTTTGTTTGTGGAAGTTCAACAACTGGGGCTTCTATTAGCTGGTTTGCAGTAGGTAAATAATGTCGCTAAAACCGTTTCACATTTTAGGCTACGACAAAGGACTTGAGACCAACAAGAAGGCTTTTTTGCTAGGGGATTCTGCGTTTCCGGATCTTTACAACGCGTATGTTTGGCGTGGTCGGGTAAAGAAGAGGGAAGGGATTAAGCTGGTTGCCAGGCTGAGAAGGTACTTTACAGCGTTGGCGCTTGGAAATGCTGTAGCGGGTTCGTGGACGATAAATACCATTTTTTCAACGTTGACTGTTCCGTTATTCGTAGCACCTCAGTCATTGGAAACCACAGCAGAGATTGAGCCGGGCAGCGTACGGATTGTAATCGGGGCTGTTGTACTACAAGACCAAGGAGATGGTACGCTGACAAGTGTAACGCCTGGATGTAGTGGGGTGATAAATTATCTCACTTATGTGGTGACTATCACGCATACTGCAGGGGCGGTACCAGCCACGATAGATTTCGGCTATTTCCCCGGGCTGCCGTGCATGGGAAACACTACGCTGGAGAATTCAGCTATTAACGATGAAAGCGCGGTCATCTTTGATACGAAGTATGCCTATTCCTATGATGGCGACAACTTCAGCCAGTTTGGGACTTCACAGTGGACGGGATCAGATTCTAATTTCTTCTGGACGACTAATTACAGGGGTGCAACGGCCGATTTGAGGCTATTTTTCGCGACGAATTTCTATTTTACACCCGCCAGTCTGACCCTTTACGATCCCATTCGTTATTATGATGGTTCCACGTGGAACGATTTTGCACCGTTTGTTAACACTACAATTAAACTCATCCAGGCAAGGATTATTTTGCCGTATTATGGGCGGTTGCTGGCCCTAAATACATATGAAGGTACGGCACCAGATACCGGAGCGCAATATTTCAACAGATGTCGATTTTCACAGATTGGAGACCCGACGAATCAGACCAACGACCCTTTATTGGGAAGCTGGCTAGAAAATGTTTTCGGCAAGGGAGGATTTATTGATGCGCCTACCGCCGAAGTTATAACCTCAGCCAGGTTTTTCAAAAATACTTTAATCGTGACATTTGAAAGATCCACATGGGAATTGATTTATGTTGGTGAGTATGGGATGCCGTTCAAATGGGAAAGGATCTCTTCGGACTTTGGTTCTGAATCAACCTTCTCAACAGTTTTATTCGATGATGGCGTTCTTGCGATAGGTGACAAGGCCATTGTTGCAAGCAGCGGATCTAGTGTGTCGCGTATTGACGTTGAAATACCCGATGCGGTCTTTTCCTTTAACAACAGGGATGGGGGAAAAGAACGCATACAAGTAGCTAGGGACTTTAAAAAGCAGGTTGTTTTCTGGTCTTTCCCAAGCGCAGGAGAATCCAGTAAATATCCCAATAGGGTTCTTGTATACGACTACGACAAAGATACGTGGGCGCTTTTCCGAGATAATGTAACAGCATTTGGTATTTTGCAAACCCCGGAAGGGGATAGTTGGGATAGTTCTATACAATGGGATTCGGCAACATCATGGGACGAGATTTATCCGGAGCAATATCCTGCGATTATCTCTGGTAACCAGCAAGGGTTTATTCATTGGTATCAAACGCCTATGGATGCGGAGGTAAGCGCTGATTCTACAGTGCCTTTTATTGAAAATGAATCTTTATCGATTAGAGCTATCACCAGGAGCGCCACGAGCCCATTGCAGATACAGGTGATCAATCACAATTTAAAACACGACGAGATCATTTTCATCACAGGAATGCTATTTGTGGATTCTGCGACGCAATTGCCGATAACTACTGATCTGAATGATAAGTTTTATATTGTTACCCCAAATACGAACGATCTTTTAGATCTATATGTCTTTGACTTTGAGACCAACCATTATAAGTCGACTGAAGGGGACACAATAAACTTTACACCGGCAACAGGAACAGGAACCTATATCGGTGGTGGCCTGGTAACGTTGCTGCCGAAAATGGAAATCAGGACGAAGGATTTTAACCCATTCCAGGGCCAAGGTAAGGAGTTCGCGGTTTCTTACATAGATATGATGGTGGATGCTACACCAAGATCGGCGGTGACAGCAAGTTTATTTGTAAATTCCGTGCGTGGACAAACCGAGAACGTGGTTATAGTCAATGATCGTAGTGAAAACTCGCTGAATGCATACGGGCGAATCAGCGCGATGACAAATGCGACGGTGTGCCTTGTAACGAGCAAAAATCACGGTTTGTTGACTGGGGCGCAAATCAATATACAGAACGTTGTAGGTATGGTAGGGGTGCCTCCCATCGAAGCTAATATACGTACGGTAACTTTTGTAGATACAGATCACTTTAGGATAGATTTAGATACGTCGGCTTATACGGCTTACGTGTCTGGTGGTAGCTGGGAGCAGACCGATTCTAATCTTTATGTTGCAGGATCAAATTATGCGTGGCACAGGTTCTACAGCCCTGGGCATGGGCAATATTTAGCAGTGGATATTTCGTACTCTGATGCGCTGATGAACGACCCGGACACACACAAGCAGGCATTTGAGATGAATGCCATGACTGTTTGGGGGAGAGCCGGAGGTAAGAACATATGAGTTTCAGCAGCAACCAATCAGGAGAAGTCAATCAATTACCGGAGACGATAGACTTACCGGAAGTTGACAAGGGTTCAGAGTTTAAGGATATTCTTCAGCGTGAGATTAAAAAGGTGCTGACGACGGTCAACACAAAGATCGGGGGGTTATATAATCCTGAGGAAAAGAGTTCTTTCAAGCAGTTTTTCACCAGGAGCAACCCGCAGACACAGAGAAACGTATATAGGAAGACTTTTGATTTGGTGGATCTAAACGGGGGGTCCATTGCTGCTGGGACTGCATTAAATTGGGCACATGGGATAACAGGATTGACAGAACTAACGGAAATGAGTGGATCGGCGCTGACAAGTGGTGGGGAATATATCCCGTTGCCGTTCTCAAGTCCTACATTAAACAGAAATATAGAAATTAGATTGAGTTCAACGAATGTTTATATTACAACAGGTGCAGGGATAGGGCCATTAGACAAATGCCTTGTAACCGCAGAGTACACGAAAAATTAAGGTGATGCCATGAGATTTAATTTAGGGGGAGCAGCTTCAGGAGCAGCAGGTGGAAGTGCAGCAGGACCATGGGGAGCATTGGCCGGTGGTGTGCTTGGCGGGTTTTTGGGAGGAAAGGGCACCAAAGACAAGATGAAACAGTTGCCTACGATGACCCCCGAACAGCAAAAGATGCTTCAAGGGCTTATCCAGCAATTGGGGCCACAGGGGGGATTAGGGCAAGGCAATAAAGAATCTATCGATCTTTACCGGCAATTGCTTGATCCCTCTTCTGAGGCGGTAAGTCAATTTACACAGCCCTATATGAATGAATTCAATCAGCAGACGATACCGGGCCTTGCAGAACGATTTGCAGGTGCTGGAGCAATGGGCGGGGGCTTGTCTTCTTCTGGTTTTGGGCAGTCTTTAGGGGCCGCAGGAGGCAACTTGCAAGCTACCCTGGCACAACTTAAGGCACAACTAGGAATGCAGGCTGGGCAGGGCCTAATGGGTCAATATTCAGGGATGATGGGCCAGGCACTTGGTGCACAGCCGTTCCAATATAGCTACCAACCCGGTGGGATGGGAGCTGGTCAAGCAGCTTTCGGCGGTTGGATGAATAAAGGAATGCCTGGAATGAGCAATTTGATGAACCAGGCCGGCGATGCCTGGGGCGATTATGGACCAATAATGGGTGGAGGGTGGTAATGGTACAGGTGACGATACTTCCGCAATCGACTAAGGCGAGAACGGCGGAATACATGGGGCAGGCATTTGGTAGCGGGATAGGACAGCATCTGGCCAACCAGGACAGACTAAAGCAGCAGGGGCAGCTTGCAAAGATGCTCTTTGGAGAACAGTCGGACCAATTTTCCCAGTTGCCGGCAGAGCAGCAGTTAAAGGCATACGAATTACAGCAGACAAGGGCGAGTTCAAGAACTAAAGCTGAAATGGAAAATCAAAAGGCTTTAAATGCACGGAGAGAATCCGAACTTTTAGCAAAGCATCAAAGTGGTCAAGAGCTTACCCAAGAAGAAAGGGCCGAACTCTCTCCGACCAGTCTTCGAACGTTGATAAATCTAGAAAAGCCTACATTCGAACCAACAGAAGCAAAGTTAGAGGCCGAACGAGTAAGTAATCTAGCCACAGAGATAGAAAAGGACTATGATTCTGCTAATATGGAGGATATGCGTTTAGGAAGACAGGAGCAGTTGGCAGAAAAGGGTACTTTGCCAACCCCAATGATGGTAAAAACGTTGGACTCTTTTGGTATACCATTGGCTGTTTTGTCAAATCCAGATGCTGAAGAATATGCCAAAGTCGAAGCCGACTATGTAAGAGATGTTTCTAAAGTTTTCCCAGGACAAATTAGAGTGTATGAAATCCAGGCATACATGAAAACGATCCCTAGTTTGGTAAACTCAGATGCGGGAAAAAAGATTATCATAAAAAATCGTAGGTTATTAAATGAAGCAAAAAAATTACGCTACGATGCAATGAAAGATATCATAAAAGAAAATGGTGGAACGAAGCCAAGAAATATGGGACAAATGCTTAATGATCGAATAAAGCACCGCATGAACGCCATCGGAGAAGAACTTAGAGATGGAATGTCAAAGGAAGCTGATAAATTTCAAACTAAAATCAAAATGATTGCGCCAGATGGAAGATCGGTGAGTATACCTGCAAATGAACTGGAATCGGCTATAAAAGCTGGAGCAAGATTTCCATGAGCTTTGATTTCTCCAAATATTACGATGATGAGCCCGGGAAGCAACAGGAGCAAGGCCCTGAGGAACAGCCACAAATTAGCGAACCTCCTGGAATACAAAAACCACCTGTTCCTTTTGATTTCTCAAAGTATCATGACAAGAAGGAGCCTACGGTATTAGAGGAAACAGGAAGACATGTTGTTAGGACGGGAGCAAGAATAGCTGAGTCGGTTGCGGGTACAGGAGGAAATTTGGTTGGATTTGCCAAATATTTAACCAAAGCGCTTCCAAAATTGCCAGAAGCGCTTGAAAGTGGTGTTGGTGGGGGAAGTCCAATTCAAAAGTATGGAAGAAAGGCCTTAGAAAAACTTCCGTCTTCAGATGACTTAAAGAAATTATCGAGCGAATTTACATCCGGATTTACTGATCCACAATCAGCACAAGAAGAGTTTGGTGATGAAGTGGCTGGATTATTTGGCGACCTTGCTGTGGGAGCAGAAAACCCTAAAACCTTTTACAATTTACTAAACACGATAGGAAAAAATGTCTTCAAGGCAGCAGCGGCAAAAGGAACGGGAAAAGTTGCAGAATTATATGGAGCGTCTCCAAAAGCAAAAGCAGTTACTGAAATTGGGACATTATTTTTGATGGGACAACTGGGAAAAAGGGCGCCTGATGCATACGTGAAGGAACAATATGAGCAAGTAAAGAAGAAAATCCCTCAACAGACAATGGTTAATACCACTGGTTTGGCAAATGACCTTGGGAATATCGAACAAGAATTCTCTAAAGGATTAACGACAGGCACAAAAACAGAAGTTCTTAAACCTCTTTCCGAGTTAAAAGCAAAAGCATCGGGTGGAGCTATGCCAGCAGAGGAGTTGTTTCAATCTTATAGAGATATCAACGAGCACATGAACGCAAAAAATCTTTTTGACACCTTCTCTAAATCAGATAGAGACCTTCTCAAATATCGTTATGGGATTTTGAAAGATGAGTTAAAAAAACCAATACTTAGCTTGAAATCGCAGTATCCTGAAGCCATCGATCAGTGGTTGAATGCCAATGAAGCAAAATCAATATTGATGCAAAGTGAAGGGATAAAAAATTTCCTAAAATCACACGCGAAGTCGCTTCCTGGCCATCTTGCAACAGGTATGGCGATAAAATTCTTTTTAGGAACTTCAGGTATGACCGCAGTAGGAGCAGGAACAACATCTTATTTCGCAGGAAGAATTCTTAAGAGAATGGCAAAATCACCCACATTGAGACAGCATTATTTAAATGTTATAAAAGAGTCCTCAAAGGAAAATTGGCCTGCCGTCCTGTCAAACCTAAATCGTATGGAAAAGGAGCTAAAAAGTTCGGGGTTAGAAGAACCTAAGGACTAGTTTCATACAAATTTAAGTAAATTCCATATATCACAAGTGCTGCAAAACCAATAATAATCATCTCATTCCTCCGTGTCTGTTTTAATTTCTATTATTCCTGTAGCTTCCAGGCGGTCGATTTCCGACTTGTGTATGCGCCATGTACTACGCTTTCCTGGGCCTACCCGGAAGGCTCTTATGTTGCCTTTTGCAATTGAGTTTAGGATGGTGCGATAGCATACATCAAATTTAAATGCCAACTGTTGAACAGTGATGTAATCCGATTCCATGCGCCACCTGTTCCTTTAATAACCTCAATATACCACGCATTACATTTGATTGCAACACAAAAATATATTTGTCACAAATCTTTGACAAATATCAGTTAAAAATTTAATGTAGAGAAAAACCCTAACCAGGACTATCTTATGGCACTCTTTAAATCAAACAATCCCCATCTTCAGCAAGTTGTAGGCCGAAATGCGCCCTACGTAAGCGTCGTCCCTGCTCCGATCGTCGCAAATCGTGCACCGGCCTCTTCAGATACTGAATATTCAAAAGGCCAAATGTGGCTTGATGAAAGCGCATCGCCTGCTGCTTTGTACACCCATATTGGAAATGGAACCTGGGATCAGGGCGGAAATGCTCTTGCAACGACTACAACTGCTGGTATTGTCAAAATCAAAACCGACGTAACACTGGCCGGAGCTGACGACACCACGGTACCAACTTCTTTGGCCACCAAGACCTATGCCGACAACCTTGCTATCGCCGGAGCGCCTGCATGGAGCGAAGCAGTTTCAGGAATTGGGCAGCTCAGCACCAATGCGGAAGCATTAACAGGGACTAACGACACCACGGCGATGACTCCCCTTAAAGTGGCTGCAGTTCTTGCTACACCCCCAGCCATTGGATCTGGGACACCTGCGGCTGGATCATTTACAACTTTGGCCGCCAGTGGCCTTGCAAGCCTGTCTGCTAGTGCAACGATCACCACTGGTGCTACTGCCCTTAACCTTGCTTCTGACGCGTCTACAGGAGCTGTTAACATCGGAACTGGTGCCGGTGCTAGAACGATTACCATCGGTAACGTCACCGGAGCTACTGCTGTTGCTGTCAATACTGGTACCGGCCACTTTACGGTTTCGACAACAGGGTCAGGGGACATTATCCTAAATTCTGATGATACGATGCTGTTAGATGCCGACGGGGTACTTGAATTGAACTCATCGGCCGGAGTTATCGGAATCGGAAATGACGCAGATGCGAACAATATCAATATAGGTACTGGATCTGCAGCCAGAACGATTACCGTAGGAAATAGCACAGGTGCTACCTCGGTAGTGTTAGACTGTGGTACAGGCGCACTAAACATAGGTACAAATGCGATTGCCCACTCAGTAACCATCGGTCT